CAAAGTCAAAGGAAGTTTCCCTTGACGACGATGAAGATGTAATGTCTTACTTTAAGAAGATTGCTCAAGAAGAATAATTGAGCAGTTAGTAAAAAGAAAAGCCACCCTTGCGGTGGCTTTTTGTCATTTAATAGACACCCATTCGTGAACCATAATAACGATTCAAACTATTCTCTTCATTTCGAATTGGCGATCTCAATGGAGTAGTTTGTTGAGTAGTATTATTAATATTAGTTGGTGCGTTAACAACAGCAGTACCACCAGATTTCTTATTGTCCATATCATCACGTGCATTTGCAGTTTCCGCAGAAGCACCGTAAACCTGATCACCCATGGCTGTTGTAGCTGGACCCATTGATGCAGCTTCTTTCGCTGCCTGATCCTTAGCAATTAGTCCACCAATAGCAGAAGCATCACCACCTTTTGCGGCAATATCTTTTGCTTTCATGTAAGTAGATTTATCAACAGAAACTGGTTTACCAGTCGTTGGATCTGTTAAAGTATATTCATCCTTACCAAACCAACCACCACTCTTACGTTGACCAAGGGATGAAGAATAATCTGAAGTAGTTTTACCTTCTTTATCTCTTGTTTCTTTAGAACTATCAGCAACAAAACTTTCTGTTTGAGTTCCTTTACCAGCAATCATTCTACCCAACCATGATGAACCAAGTGCAGACTTTTCAACAGTTACACCTTTATTAAAAGTTCTACTACTTTCACCAGTGCTACTATCTTTACTTTCTAGATTTTCTTGAGTCCCAACCTTTTCCTCACCTCCAACAACACCAACTCCATTATAGCCAACTCCAACATTACGTTTAGCCAAATCCTGACCAATTTTTGTGCCACTGAACCAGTTACTGACACCATTACCAATTTCAGATGCTTTACCTGCAATTGCGGCACCAGCAGCAGATGCTTTATCACCTACCCAACCAGCACCAGATTTAATACCACCCCATGCAGATTCACCCATGGATTTCATTGAGTCCCAGATTCCTGTAGTTTTAGCAGTAGATGGTGCCTGAGTAGGTGTAGCTACAATATTAGATACAGTTGGAGAAACTTCTGGAGCAGAGATTGCTGATTGAACTTCTGCAGGAACTTCTGACTTCATTAGATCATTACCACTTACACTCTTTTTCTTTTTAAGTGTAACACCATTTGCATCAACATATGTTTCTGCTTTAGTGGCAGACGCAGTAGTTGGAACTGCTTCTGGAGTAGCTGCACCACCCTCAGTCTGTAATTTCATTCGTTTATTATATTCTTCTGCGTCAATTTTACCAGAAGCCATGTCTTGCATATTCTTTTGTTCTGGTGATAGTTTAGCAGCTTCTTGTTCTTTGGTTTCACCAAAACCAAGTAAACTTTTAACACCCTGATATGCTTTTACACCATATTTACCAGCAACTCCGCCAACGAAACCACCAGCCTTAGAACCAAGCCACATACCAGCAGCAGTTCCGAGTGGACCAAGTGCAGAACCAGCAATACCACCAATGGCTGCACCAGCAGCAGTACCAGCAGTAGAACCAAGAGATTCTCCCTGAAGTACGTTACCTTCGCTACGAGTTAGTGCACCAGATTTAACATTCTCTTCAACTTCATTCGACTTATCAATATTGCCCATGACGTCATTGACTACGTTGAATCCAGCAAGACCAAGTCCAGCAATACCAGCTAATGGACCAGCACGAGAAATCATTCCAAGACCACCACGTGCAGCACCAGCAATTTTACCACCGACACCTTTAATACCACCACCAACTAAATCTTTACCAGCACCGAGTAGACTTGATATTCCACCCATAATTCCGCCACCACCAGCTGCACCCTCTTTAAAAGTAGCACCAAGTTTAGATAAACCTTCATCAGTGGCTTTCTTTAATCCAGAAATACCCTCAATCATTTTATTAAGCAATACATGCTGTTCTTTGTCAGCATCTGCTTTGGCTTTATCGGCTTCTTGTTGATTTTCTGTTTCTTCAGTACCAGCTATTAATGCTGCGCCAGCATTTTGAGGCATGCTACCAATAGAAGCAGTTAATGATTTCTCTAAAGTCTTAGAGATGTTTAACATTATATTTTTAATCTCAAGAAGAGTTTCCTGCATTTTACTTTCATGCTTCTCTTGAGATTTGGCAATTTCCTCTGTACGAACTAATTCTTTTTCACCCATTGCGTCAAGAGCAACTATAACTTTTTGAATGTTTGCGTCTTCTTTAGCAAACTTCTCTTGGTTTGCTGCTGTTTTGTTTAGACGCTGCAATTGAATAACTGCTTCGTTAAAGGAAACTACGTTGTTAGTATTAGCCATACTGTTTGCTCTCTAATCTTTGTTTTTCTGCTTCTAAGTGTTGTAATAGCATTCCAATATAAACTTCTCTTTCGAACGGGATCATATTTTCTAATTCCGTCAGGCTGTATTTGTGGTACTGCATCATCGCGAAATTCGTTTTATAATAGTTAGCCAAGCTATCATGACAAAGCAGTACTAGAAAAAATTTTGGACGCCCTCCAACATTGTTCTATTATGTCCACCACATGCTGGGCAATCAAACTCAACTAGATGCTGAAACTTAGGCATCGTAGCAAAGAAAGATTCCAGTTTATCGAATTGTTCTTTGGTAAGGTTCTCAACGAACTCTCTTAGTTCTGCTTTAGTCTGTTCTTTAGCATGGAACAATTCTGTATCAGTATAGATCGTTTCGATACAATCGATAATGATATCAATTACGTTATCTGCATCGTCAAACCCTTTATCGATCTTCTTAAGAATATCAAGAGTTGGATACTTCATGATCACACCAACATTATCAAACAGACCGATCTTATTAGTATGGTCTTTATTCTTAGTAACTTCTAATTGGGATACATCAAGTCTAAGAGTATATTTGTTTTTCTCATTAGTGCAGTGACCGCATGTAAACACTAGGTCAGAATACTCACCAACAGACTTCGCTCGAATTTGAGAGAAGATATATTCAAGATCAAATATTGCCAGATTATTAACTTCAATCTTATCAGAAACACATGATTGAATAACCTGCTTCAAAGTACTAACCATTACATCTAGGTCTTCACTTTGTTGAGCCAGCATTAATGCCTTTTCATCTTTGACCAAAAATGGTCGATACTTAATTTCTTTGCCAGTTGAAGGAATCTTCAACGAATACACTGGCGTGTTTTGTAATGGTAAACCCATAATTTACTTCTCCTTATTCATATTCTGTATCATTTTCGCTAACTCACTAGTACTACCAACAAAGATAGCATTATTCGTCACCTTAGTATCTTTATTCTTAGGTGCATCCAATTTGGCTTTTTGTTGATGTAAGTCCATGAGTTGTTGGTTTACATCAGCCAGTTGTTTCATAAGATTACCCACAACTTCAAAGGCACGTGGATGTTCAGATTGTTTAGCAACTTCCAGAGCATGCATTAATGCATTCTGTCCAGTTGTTAATAATTCACGAAGGTTGTTACGAGTTATATCGTAATCATTGTCAATCTTAGTTTCCGACGTTTCAATTATTTCGCCAGTTGCTGCATCAACTATTTCACCTTCAACAGAAGTCTTTGTTATAACTGGTGTATCAAAGACTTCAGATAATCTATCATCAATTTTCATATTTATCCGTCGTTACGAGTATTTCTCGCTGGTGGGTCATTAGGATCTAAACCAAATCCTCCACCGAATCCAGCTGGTGCTGCAGCGATTGTTGGTTTTGGCGCACTAAAGGCTGGAGTTGGAGTAGGGGCTGGACTAGATGGGAAACCGAATCCTCCTGCTGGCGTAGGGCTAGGTGTTGGAGGGATGCTTGGTGATAAGTTTGCTCCGCCATTATTTGCTCCTGCTAGTTTTTCTTGTGTGCGACCCATTGCAGCGATACCAAGAACAGCACCCATGGCTACGTGGAATAAACCAGCACCTTGTAGTGTTAATGGTTGCCATTGTGTTTGAACTGCACCATGACTCAATGATTGTAAAAGACTCCACATTACTGGAGCGAGTACGAAGTCAAAACAACAAACTCCCATATACATCCAACCCATCATTGGACGCCATTTGGAATTCATCCAGTCTTCTTTCTTTTGTTCACTTGTACTTAAATTTTGTTCTGACATTTTGGTTTCCTTATTATAGTTTTTATTACCAACCACGACCCCATGCTGATACATCACCTAGTGGGTTGCCATTTTCAAGAACTTCTGGGAAGTTTGTAACAGTCGTATCAACTTCTGCTCGTTCAGCAAAAATATCAATTGGAAGAGAAGCATTAGTTCTAGAAGCTGGTTCTTGTCTAGAAATAACTTCAGATCTCCAGTATTTGTAATTCATAGTCACACTTAACTTCATTATATCTTTTTGATCATATCCCATTTGAACTGGGGTAACTGTTTTTGGATAAACCTCATAAAGTGTAACTATATACTTAACATCATCGTTTAAATCTTCAACTTTAATCTTCATTGTATCTGCCACATAGTTTTCGTAGTAGTTGAAGTTTCTTGTATTACCTCTTTGGATACTATTAATCCATTGATCAAAGATTCCTTTAACAACCATCTCACCATCTACATAAAAACTAAATTGAACTGGATCATAGTTCAACTCATAAGGCATCTCACGGATCTCACCAAAAGTTCTAATCTGTGCAGTATTAAGATTCAATCCAGGAAGTTGAACTGATTCGCAGAGCAATAACATCTTACGATATTCATTGTCCCCATACGTTGTGGCTGGCAATACCATTTCAACAGAATAACGATTTGATCTCGCTAATCCGTTTCTGCCAATTTGTGTTACGAAATCTGATATGTTCATATGCTAGCCTGAGAGTCTTTCCATACTTTTTCTTTGGGTGCTTTAACAAAGCGTTCAACTGGAAGTAACATTGCTGTTGCCCAATCATTGACATCAACTTTCTTAAAAGCAGTCTTTACATGTGGTAAAAGATAATGCTTAACACATGGCTGAGCCATACTAAATTTGGAAACATTTGCAATCAAAGACCATGAGTATTTTAATCTAGTAGTACCATCCATTTTATCATTATTCTTAAACTGCATCAGACGATCTAGTAAACGAATACGCAGAGGATAAGGTAGATAGTGCATATTTAACCCCATGAAACCACCAGGAGCAGTTGCGTAGGGAAATACTAAAGGAAACCTATCATAGTATGGTAGATCCGCCTTTGTTTTTGGATCGTAAACATACATGTAGAGATTCCCAGGAATAATACGTGCTTTTAGAGAAGAATTATCTTCTCTCATTAGTCGCTGTGGAGTTATCCCTTGCTTACTAAGAAGCAATACCTGTTGAGTATACCATGCACGAGACTTTTTAGCAGCAGTTTTGAGGTCGTATTTATTACGCTCAAACGTATCATGCATCGATGGATTTTTAGTTGTTGTAGCCATTCAATTATTTAGGTCATTTAATACCAAGTTCATGCTCGGTAATGATCTTAAATTCCCAGCCACGATCTTTGGCATATTCTGTGGCAGCCTTCCATTTAGCCTGATTCTTAATAAAGGTCATGGATTCGTTTAGATAACGCTGAGTCTGACGACCTGGATATACTGGAGGAAGGGTTTGAGCAGCTGGTTTAACTTCTACGAGATAGGTTCTTAGAAGCCCATCTTTGTTTTTAATTTGAATTTGAAAGTCCACGAAATAACGATGGATTTTATCATCAGTAGGACAACGATATGGAACTACTGTTTCCTCAGATTTCCATTTTACGACTGATGGATTCTTGTCACACCATGAGGCGAACTTTGTTTCCCAGGAACTACGCATAATTATACACGTAGGATCGCCTGAGTATTTTTCTGGAAAGGCAGGAATAAATCGTCTTTTATGGAACATAAATACTATAGGAAATAAATAACCACCTTTTATTTAGACCACTACTCGTAACCTAAATAATAAGATACGCCACTTATAGAGACCGCAATGGCAGAAAAAACTCAAATAATTCAAGATTCAAACCAAAAGCAACTAAGTCCAGCACGTGGAGGAAGTAGATTAACTGCAGATGGTAATACAGCTCAGAATTATGGTGTAGCTACCAATTATCAAAAAGGTAAATACAGCATCGATCAAACATCTTATCCAAACGATCTGTATAGCAATCAGGGTGTCTATGGTGGAAACTATGTTATATTCTATATTAACGTAGCCGATGATTCTAAACTTCTTGCTGAAAAAGCAGTTACTGCAATCGAAGGTGATATTCCCCCAAGACTTCGTGGAGACCTTATTGGTCAGAATTTAAATAAAGTTGAAGGTGCAGCTGCACAAGGAACTGCTGGTGCAGTAGGTGCAGTAGGATTACAGGGTGCTGGTGCATTATTAACTGGTAAAGGTTCTTGGAAAGATACTGGTGGCGCAGCATTAGTTGGTGGTGGTGTTGGTCTTGCTCAGGGTGGTACTGTTGCGGCAGCATCTGGTGGTATGGCTCGTCAACAGAAACGCATTTCAACAGCTATCGCTTTACATGTACCAAACCAATTAAACATTCGCTACTCAATGGATTGGCAAACTGAAGATACGTTTGCATTTCAAGCAGCAGCCATGGCAAATCGTGAAGTTGCCAAAGCAGTTACCACTGGTGGTGCTAAATCTAATATGCTTGGAACTGCTGGTTCAATTCTAACAAACATAGCACTTTCTGCTCCAGGTGGTGGTGCTCTTTCTGCTGCATCTGGTCTTGCGGCAAATCCAAAGAAAGAACAGGTTTTCAAGAACGTAAATTTTCGTGAGTTTACGTTTGACTATACATTCTCTCCTCGTAGTCCAGAAGAAGCTGCTAATGTAAGAAAGATTATTCATAATTTTAAATTACATATGCACCCAGAATATAAAGATTTGAATAACTTCGTATTCATCTATCCATCAGAATTTGATATTTACTATTATCAGGGTGGACAAGAAAACTTAAATCTACATCGTCACACATCATGCGTATTAAAAGATATGTCAGTTAATTATACACCTAATGGTGCGTTTAATACATTTGGCGATGGTATGCCAACTCAGATTAACGTGCAATTATCATTCTTAGAATTGGCAATCTTGACAAAAGCACAAATTCAGGACAAATTCTAATGGCTTATTTTGATAAATTACCAGAGATGTTTTACAACTTCCCAGTTGGGGATACTGAGAAAGTATTCGTTGTTCGTGACATTACTGCCAACGTAAGAATACTAAAACGAGTTCTCGATAACGTAACACTCTTTGACGAGTATGATATTGTAGATGGTGAAACACCAGAGATCGTTTCTGAAAAAATTTATAATACTCCAGATTTTCATTGGGCTATAATGATAGCCAATCAGCGTTTTGATTACCTAAATGACTGGCCAATGACCTATGATAGATTACAACAATATTGCATAGACAAATATGGTGAAGGTGAGATCTATCATATCCACCACTATGAAGATGAGAATGGTTATGTTGTTAATGACGACTATCCTTTGGCAACTCCGATAGATAATATTACGTATGAAGAAGGTATCAATGAATCTAAGCGTAGAATTAAAATAGTATCAAAGTCTATTATTCAACAGATGGTGAATGAATTTTCTAAATTAATGAACCCATAAAATGGCAGAAGATCAACGTGCAAGTTCAGATCAGTTAAGATACGCTGGTGACATTAACGTCGCGAAGGTAGAGATTACTTCTTTAATTACAGATAAGAAGTTTAACGTATCAAATCAACTGATTACAATTCAAATCTTTGAAGATATGTTTTCACCATTCATATCTGGTTCGCTTATCTTCAAAGAATCATTAGATTTCGCAAGTAACTTCCCCTTTGTTGGTGAAGAAGTTATTGACTTAAAATTATTCACACCAACTCTGGATAAATCAAAACCAAAGAGTGGCGTTATTGAAGGTAGATTTTATATCTACAAGATGGCAGATCGTGAACAAATCGCAGAAAGAAATAATGTGTATCAATTACACTTTATTTCAATTGATGCAATTACCGATATCAATACAAAGATTTCCAAAGGATATGACGGTAAGATTTCTGATATTGCACAAACTTTATTCAAAGGTGAGGATGAATTATCAAGCGATAAAGAAGTTCTTATTGAAGAAACAAGTAATAAGTTAAAGTATGTTTCAAACTTCTGGTCACCAGTTCGTAATTTGAATTACATTGTTCAGAATGCACAGAATCAAAATAAATCACCGACTTATGTTTTCTTTGAAAGTCGTTTTGGTTATAACTTTGTATCACTCGATACATTAAACGCACAACAACCTTTACAATACTTTATTAATAATAATTCTCAGGATAGTATTAGTCCCGATGGTGGTTCAAAGCGTAATTTTGAAAACGACTATCGAAGAATTACTGAATTAAATATTCCAATCTCTCATGATTACATGGATAGAGTTATCCATGGTGCCTATGGTTCAACCATGCTGTTCATGGACTTAGCCAAGAAAGAATATTATAATCTTAAACACTCTTTCTTAAAAGATTGGGGTAAAGAAGGTTCTGAAACTCGTTTGAATAAATACCCAGTAACTTCTAATAAAGTATATACAACTTATCGTGCCTCAATGTATAATGATGTTATTGAAAATACTTTATTTACTGATTACGAAGAAGTTTCAAATGTTCGTTCAAGACAGAAACGCATTTCTCGTTTGAAACAGGCAGAAGCGTATAAGATTAATATTGTTGTTTGTGGTAGAACTGATTACACAGTTGGTCAAAAGGTAAACGTAAAGAGTTTCAAAAATGAACCAATTAAAGGTAGTGATAATGATGAAGATATTTTGGATAATATTATTAGTGGTAACTATTTGATCGCCACAATTAACCATGTAATTGACAGAGAAAAGCATGAGTGCCATATGCAATTGATTAAAGATTCGTTGACGATAAATTTAGATAAAGGTGCGACCACATGATAAACAAATTTTATACTGGTTGCGTTGAGAGTCGTGATGATCCATTAAAACTTGGTCGATGCCAAGTACGTATCGTTGGTCTTCACACTGAAGACAAAACTAGATTGCCTACTAAAGATCTTCCATGGGCATTTCCTGTAGCACCAATAACATCTGCTAATATTTCTGGAATTGGTACAACTCCAATTGGTCCAGTAGAGGGAACATGGGTTCTAATCATGTTCATGGATCCAGATGAACAACTTCCTATTATGATGGGAACACTTGGTGGTGTTGCTCAGTTAGAAAATTCTACTGATGATCCAGGTAGAATTAAAGTTCAGAGCACCGACCCAGATGGATCTAAAAATCCAACTCCAGGTGAAACTATTAGTGGAACAACTGGAACTGTAGATAAACTTAAAGATGGTAAAATAATTGATAATAAAGATGAGATTGTTGGTCCACTTGCTAATTTAATTGCTAAAGGTGAGTCTGGTGCTGCTGCCTATGATGCATTTAATCGTGGAAGTAATGCACCAAAGGGTAGTGGTTCAATTGGTGGAGAGAAATTAACTCTCACTGATATGAAAATTAAAGATATTATGGAGAAGCAAGCACTTCCTCCAGGAAGTCCAGATAAATTATTCGCAGTTGGTAAGTATCAATGTATTCCAGTTACATTAAAGGCAGCATGTCAGGCACTTAATATTGACACTGAGCAGAAATTTACTGGCAAGACTCAAGATATTATTTGTCAAGAATACCTCGTTGCACGTAAACGACCAAAGTTAGTTGCTTATTATAAAAACCCAAATAAGAATGATGAAACATTCTTAAAAGATGCTGGTCAAACTCTTGCTGCAGAATTTGCTTCAATTGAGGATCCATATTATCCAGGTTATCCATATGGTGGTCCAAATGGAACATATTACAAAGCTGGAAATAGAGTTCATACTAAATGGGATACAATTAAACCAACTCTAATCAAAGAGTGGGAGTTCCGCAACAATCCAAAACAACCTTCTCCAACTACAGCAATTGCTGCTGGTGATAAAGTTGAAAAGGGTTCTGATTATACTGGCGTTAGAAAATATTTACCAGCGGATGATTCAACTGCAACTGCTGCAGAAACATCATCTGGTGCTGGGAATGTTCCAAATGATCTTCCAAATCCAGATGTTGGTGGATTTAATATTCCTGGTGCTGGAGATCTAGGTGGTCTTGCTGGTGCAGTTGGTGCTGGAGACCTTCAAGCACTTGCGAATGTTGGTGATATAAACAATCTTGGATTGGGCGATCTTAATAAACTAGGTGACCTTAAAGGTGCAATTAGTGAACTTGGTATTTCTGGTCTTGGTAATTTAGATGCATCATTATTATCTGGAATTACCGCAATTCAATCTCAATTTGCTGACTTAACAAAATCATTGAATTTAGATGCAGATATTACTAAAGTTTTAAGTAGTGTTGGCGGAAATGTAAATAGCGTATTGACTCAGTTCGGTGGTTCATTAAATGAGATTACTCAAAATCTTGGTATTGATAATCCAACTGGTTCAATTAGTGGCTTAGCTGCAAATCTTGGGTTACCATTATCCGCATTGAACTCTGGCGGTTTAATTAAAGAATTAGAAAAAATTGCTGGCTCAGATGTTGGACAAGCCAAAGCATTAATGGTTAAATTACAGGGCGAGCCTACAAAACCTCAACCAGTTCCTCTTGGTGAAAAACGACCAGATGGAACTATTAGTAATGGTACTGATGTAGATCCAAATAAAGGATTCCAAGATCCTAATGGTAAATATCCAAAGTATAAAAATGAACAGGATACTAATCGTCTTGCTTATGGTAATAATCTAGGTAGAACTATTGTTATTGAAAAAGAAGCAGCAAGAAAAACAGATGTTAGAATTGCCAATGGTGGAACATGGGATCAATCCCCAGTTCCTTATAATGCCGTATATCCATATAATAAAGTTACTCAGACTGAGTCTGGTCATATTATGGAATGGGATGATACACCAGAAGCAGAACGTATTAATATTCACCACAAATCTGGTACATTCACTGAGACAGATGCTAATGGTACTCAGGTAAATCGTATTGTTGGTGATGGTTTTGAGATTATGGAACGTAACGGATTTGTTTACGTTAAAGGTGCATATAATGTAACTGTTGATGGTGCATTTAATCTTAGAACTGATAACGTATTTAACTTAGAAGTTTCTGGTGCAGCAAATATTAATATCTACAATAACGCTACAGTAAATGTAAGTGGTAATGCAGATATGGCTGTTGGCGGAACATTTAATCTAAGAGCAAATAAAATTAATATGCAATCTGAAGGTCAATTTAATATTAAAGCCAAAACTGGTTTAAATTTAATGGCTGGCTCGGATATGAACGTATTTAGTGAACACAGTATTATAACACAGGCTGATGGTAATATTAGTTCAAAGGCAAAAGGTTCTGTATTTGTTGAAAGTACTGCAGATACAAATATCAAAGCAACTGGTTTGATTAATATGCAGAGTGATGATAAAACTAATATTAAATCTGGAGATGCTCTTAACATTGATGGTGCTGGTAATCTAAATTTAAAATCTGGTGCAATGGCATCACTGAGTGGTGATAGTTCTATTGATATTAATGCTGGTGGTTCTGTAGCAATTGATGGTTCTTCTGTTCAGCTGAATGATGGTGCTTCTAGCCCAGCTGGTGAAGCTGGTGAATCTAAAGAAGCCAAAGTAGCGAAACATGCTGGGCAGGCAGATATTGAGTTGCCAATTGAGACACGTGGAACTTCTGGTGTTTCTCAATTACCTCCATTGCCATTAAATACACGCAAGTCTGAAGTTTCTTTTGAAACACAAGAACCTACTGGTGATCTGAATGCTTATCGTTCACAGCGTGTTAAAAATAATGAATTATCTAAATCTGAAGTTCAAAGTAATACATTCACTAAAACTGAACCAGAAAAACCAAAAGGAACTTCATCTGCTACTGGTGTTTCTTCTGATGTAAGCGCAATTCTTAATATGTCACCAGATGCATTTAATGCTGGTATGAGATTATCAAAGAACTTTACACTTGGCGATTTAACTAAAGGTGGAACACGTATACCTCGTAGGTCTTATCAAACTCCATCTAAACGAGGTGGACCATTAGATAGATCATTTGCACCTCAAGATATTGTTGCTAACTTAAAACGACTGTGTGATAATGTTCTTGAACCAATCGCTGAAAAATATGGCAGAGATTCTTTTATTATAACTTCCGCATTCCGTAGACCATCAACTGGACCAACAGATCCAGGTGATTTAGGACTAAAGAATAAAGATGGTAGTTATGAAGTAGAATGGGGTGATCATGTGGCTGGTTGTGCCTGCGATATTTCGTTTAAAGATGGTAAAGCAGCGACTCACCAACGTGCTGGTGAAATTAGTAAACTGTTAAAATCTTGGAATCAGATTATTATGGAATATGATAATGGCGGAAAATCTTTCTGGATTCACTGTGCATATAAAGCACAGGGTAACGCTGGACATACTTTCTCAATGAATAGCCATGTTGTAGTACCAGGAACATTCCCCAATGGCGGATTTGTATTGGTATAATGGCTATCAAGATTACACAATCAAATACAAGTGGGTTTGGCACCGTAGCTGGGGATGAACTTAACTTTCTTATTGATGGTGAAACTGGCACAGTACCAGATACATATTTACCTACTGTTTATGAAGCAATACCGTTTTCAATTGATTTATATTTTCAAGGTAAATACCCAAGTGTGGAGGATCCATTAGTTTTTACTTATGCAGATGCTACTAATAATTCATCTACTTATGATTGGGCTTCTCTTGGTTTGACTTATACTAAACTTACTGCGAGTATTTGTAGAATATCTGGCTCTCACCAGAATCCATTTCCTGATCAGTTTTATAGATTTGTTCTACCAGATTTAAGTTTAGCAGTTCTACCAGGAAATACAACAACAGAATTTTATTCTATAGAGAAGTATCAAATGCCTTCTCCTGTTAGTGTTATGAAATCAATGACCATTAGTGTAACAGTACCACCAGATCCAATTTTAGGTACTGGTGGTGGCGTCCAAAGTGTTACCATGGACCAATGGGTTCACTGGTCTTACGCTAGTGCTGTTGCAGCTATTGCTTCTGCTCGAGCAAGAGGAATTAAATAATGGCTTCAGTTGCAAGAACTGGCGATAGCGTACTTTCTCCAGATGGAACTGGATATAAATGTCGTATGCCAATGCAAACTTCTTGTGGTCAGGCTAATACTAAGAATGTTACGGCAAATGGTATTTTAATTGTAGTAAATGGTAATTTGGTATCCCCTCACCCTAAATCTGGATGTATTCCAGATACCTCTACACTTTCTTCTAGTTCCACTGTGACAATAGGTGGGTTACCTTTAGGAAGAATTGGAGATTCTTATGGAGATAACGTAATTACTCAGGGATCTCCCAATGTTTTTGCAGGATAACTACTAAATAAGTATATGGCACGAAATACTAGAACTTTCACAGATTTAGACCTTAATTTCCTCGCTCATCCAGTTACAAAAGATGTAACGACTAAGACAGATGAGCAGGCAATTAAAGCATCCGTACGTAATTTGATTCTAACATCAAACTACGAAAAACCATTTCATCCAGAGATCGGTTCTCCGATAAAATCTCTATTATTTGAACCAGCAAGTCCTATCCTGCCAGTTCTTATTGAAAAAGCAATTCATCAAACTATTGACAACTATGAGCCACGTGTTCAGTTATCAAAAGTAACTGCTAATTTAAGTGCAGATAATAACTCAATTTACGTAACAATAGAATTCGTTATAGTCAACACCAGTGTACCACTGATCGTTGATTTAATCCTTTATAGAACGAGATAACACATGGCCATCGACAGCAAAAGAATTCAGGTCAGCGAATTAGATTTTGACCAAATCAAAAATAACTTAAAGAACTTCATGAAAGGTCAGAGTCAATTTACTGACTATGATTTCGAAGGTTCTGGACTATCTGTTCTTTTAGATGTCCTTGCTTATAACACTCACTATAATGCTCTTTATACCAACTTGGCTGTAAATGAGATGTTTTTAGATTCAGCAAGTAAACGTGCCTCGGTAGTTTCTTTGGCTAAATCTCTTGGTTATACGCCAGCATCTGCCACTAGTGCTAAAGCGATTATTAATTTAGCTGTCAATAATCCTTCACAAACACCATCTACTTTAACCCTACCACAGTATAGTTCTTTCAATACTGTTATTAATGGGCAGAATTTTACATTCTATAATCCAGCTGAAGTTACTATTATTCCAAATGGGGGTTTGTATACATTTACTAATTTGGAAATTATTCAGGGAACTCCACTGAGTTTCAAATACACTGTCAATAATGGTCAGCAATATATTATTCCAAATGCAAATGCTGACCTATCTACATTGAAAGTTCGTGTTCAAGAATCATCAAACTCAGACGTATTTACTACCTTTACTGCAGCTACTTCTTTGGTAGATTTAGCCTCAGACAGTAATGTTTATTTCACCAAAGAAATTGATGGTGGATTATACGAGATTATATTTGGTGACAATATTATTTCTTCTGGTTTAACTAATGGTAACGTAGTTCACTTTGACTACTTTGTTACTCTTGGATCCGTGGCCAATGGTGCTAGATCTTTTGCTTATAATGGTGCAAACTTAATTGGTGGATCCCCAGTAATTACTACGCTTGCGGTTGCTTCTGGTGGTACTGAGGTAGAAACAATTGATAGTATTAAATATAATGCACCAAGAGTTTATGCTGCACAGAATCGTGCGGTAACTCCAGATGACTACAAAGCATTAATCTATGCATCTTTCCCTTATGTTAAATCTGTATCGGTTTGGGGTGGTGAGGATAATAATCCTCCAGTTTATGGTAGAACATATATTTGTATTAAACCGAAAGATGTTAACAAATTAACTCTTCAACAAAAATCAGATATTACATCAACTGTTTTAACATCCCGTAGTGTAGTTTCAATTACACCAGTTATTGTTGATCCAGAATTTTTAAATATTGCTCTTGATGTAACAGTGTATTATAATGATAGAAAAACAACTAGAACAGCATCTCAAATTGCCACACTAGTAACTGATACTATCTTTAGATATGATGATTCAAGATTACAGAGATTCGATGGAGTGTTCCGCTACTCTGAATTAAGTCGTTTAATTGATACAACTGAACCAGCTATTGTTAGTAACATTACTACAGTATTACTACGTAGAAAAGTTGCTCCACGTTATAATGTATCTGCTGAATACACATTGAATATGATTAACCCAATTTATTCTGCTGGTGTTCCAGAGGGTGCTGTTTCATCTACTGGTTTTTATATTCTTGGAAGCGATCAAATTCATTTTCTAGAAGATGATGGTGTTGGTAATATTGTTCTTTATTATAATGTAACTTCAAATCTTTCAAACACTGGAAGTACAAAGTTTATTGTAAATCCTAAAATTGGTACAATTGATTATGCCAATGGTCTTCTTAATATTAAAAATTTAAATATTACTGCACTTGCTGATGTTGATTGGGAAATTACATTTAAACCACAATCATATGATGTGGTATCTGCATTTACTCAAATTGCTGAAATCGCACGTGACCATTTAACAGTAACTGCTATTGCTGACAAAACATCCAATGGTGATTTACGTGGTGGTAAGAATTATACATTCACTTCTAGTAGAAACTAATGATTAACAGACCTAAGGTATCTTCTCTACTACCGAATCAGGTTCCTGAATTCGTCAGGGAAGAATACACAACATTCATTGAGTTCTTAAAAGCATACTATGAATTTATTGATCAGAACTATGATACTCAATTTCCAAAGTTAAGAGATCTAGATACTACTCTTGATTCATTTATTGAACACTTCAAAAATGAACTTGCAATAAATATCCCTTACTCAGTTATCAATGAGAGATTTTTACTAGAGAAAATCAAAGATCAGTATCTTGCAAAGGGTTCTGAGGCATCTTTTAAATTATTATTCAAACTTCTTTTTAATAAAGAAGTAGTTGTTGACTATCCATCGAAACAAATTCTACGTGCCTCTGATGGTAGATGGAATCAAGACGTTTCAGTATTTGCTTATGTAAATGCTGGAAACCCAGATGATGTTGTTGGTAAGATGGTTGATGTTGTTACTGCAACTAGAATCTTGCGTGTTCAGGTTGATAAACGACAGTATGTTGAAATTGAAGTAGATAATATTGTTCAGATATCAGATCATGTATATGAATTCTTCATTGATCGTAGATTCTTTGGTCAAATTAGCGTAGGAGATAAACTACGATATTCAAATACATTTGAGGCAACAGTTCTACCAACCACTTCAACTATTACTATTCAACGAGGTGGTAAGCGTTTTAAACTTGGTGAACTTTATAGTATTGTTAATGGTCAGGGTAAGGGTTCTATTGTAAAAGTATCAAGAGTAAATTCAACTACTGGTGCAATAGAATCATTGGAATTTGTTAAGTATGGTGTTGGATATACAACTGATTTTACTGCAACACTATTACCATATGGTGGTCTTTCTGCAAACTCAACTGCTGGTGCCACTGGTTTAGTTATTGCTGGTTCTGCTCCGAATACAACAATCAATTTTGGTGAAACTACAAACGGATTCTTTGAACAGGGTATTATCAATAAAACAGATTATAACGTATCTGGTTATTGGGATGGTACTTATGTTGGTGAAACTATTCGTGAATTCTTTGCGGATAACAAATATACAATTTTAGATCCAGATGAACCAGCAGTTATTAAGATTACTCTTAATTCTTTGGCAAAATATCCTGGATATTATACAACCAATGATGGTTTCTTAGATGATGCTATTTTTATTCAGGATAGTCGTTACTATCAGGCATTTGCCTACGTTCTTAAAATTGATGAACGTCTAGATACATATCGCTCTGCAGTTAAAACATTACTTCACCCAGCTGGTATGGCACTGTTTGGTGAATTTGATGTACGAAATGAATTTGATACAGGTACTGATTTAGAATTTGCACTCAAGTATTTGTTTGTTTCTTTACAAGATGAAGTATCGATTAGTACAGATTTTGCAATTAAATTATTTAGTAAGAATCTAGAAGATTCTATAGCTGAGTCAACAGACTCAAATATAATTGACGTAACTAAACCACTGTATGATCATAACTTAAATGATAACTCAACACCAGATGACAATACTGTTACACCATCAGAAGTTACATACGATTATGACTATGATGCATTAAGTCGTGATGGTATAAGTAGAATTGATTTTGGTAAACGTGTAAATTTATCTTTATTATATGATGGAACTACACTCGATAATAATTCAGTGATTACATCTGAGGCTATTAGTTATTTTGATATTACAAAACGATTAGATGAGACTGTTACACCATCTGATACTGTTGGTGTAAATAGTGCAAGAACTGATCCGATATTTGACTTCTCTAAAGATCTTTCTGGTGGCCATTATATCCTTAATGGTGTAACAACTGATAGTGAAGCAGTCCTACCAATAGATGTTTATGCAAGTTTATTATCAAAACCACTTGGAACACAGTATTTGTATGATGGCACAACTCCAGATGAAAATACAGTCTATCTAGAAACTACTGCAGATACAACTGCTCTGTTGTTTGGTAAACTTGTAAATTCATCTCTATTATATGATGGAGTTACATTAGATAATAATACAGTTACACCTACTGAGTCTATTTCAGCAATAGATTTTGGTAAAGCATTAACTGAGACTCAAACATTAAGCGATACTACTGGTACTGGTTCTACTAGAACTATGCCTTATGCTGATATTTCTAAGGCTCTTGAAACGCATTTATTATATAATAATGTAACGTCAGATACAAATTTAGTGACAATGACGGATACTACTGGTACTGGTTCTTCACGAACTGTTCCTTATATTGTCCTAAATAAGTCTATTACTAACACTACTGTCAACTATGACGGTGATTTAGACGATGAAACTGTTACTGTAACAGGAAGTGGTTATTTGTGGTTAAACCCATATACACCTCCTTATCCATTAACAAGTTCATATTTTTCAAACGATAGCGGAAACTATGTTGAAGGTGAATCCGCTTTCACAGGATAATTACTACAAAAGGAGATTCCTATGAATTTACAAGAAAATTTAAAAGCAAGTGGTCAACTAACAATTACTGTTTTCGATAGAGATGGTAAGTTAAAAGAAGCAAAAACAGTACCTAACTTAGTTGTTACTGTTGGTAAAAACTATATTGCTTCTCGTATGGTTGGAACTTCTGCTACTGTTATGAGCCACATGGCTATCGGTACTGGTACTGGTACTCCAGCTGCTGGTGATACTGCTCTTGGAACTGAAGCTGGTTCTGGACGTGTTGCATTAACATCTTTCACTGCTTTAAATAACACTGTTACTGCAACTGCAACTTTTGCAGCTGGTCAGGGTACTGGTGCTATCACTGAAGCTGGTATTTTGAATAATAGTTCTGGCGGTACTATGCTTTGCCGCACTACTTTCCCAGTAGTTAACAAAGCAGCTGGTGACTCTATCGCGATCACTTGGGTTGTTACAGTAAGCTAATTCGGATAAAAAAATGGCATCTTCTTCTTCATTAATGAAGACCACTCTGCATAATTCAATTGCAGATGGTTTGTATAACGAGGTTATATCAAGATACACAAGATATTACTATTTCTTGGGTAGAACTCTTACATGGGAAGATGAAGTATCCCCACCATTTCCAACTGATAGTTATGCGTATGAATTAAATACTCGCAATGAAATTATTACGATGAAAGAAATTAAACCTACAGATATCGCTTATGTTGTTGTTCGCAATAACTGGATATCTGGTACAGTTTATGATCAATTCGATGATCAATACTCAGATGAAGTTCAGGGTATTAATTTAGTTGCTGGTGGATTTAGTTATGGTTCCGCTCCGAATGTTTATGTAGGTTCTTATGGTGCAGTTACATGGGCATCTGGAACTCCTTATGTTTATGGACAGTTAATTAAAACTGCTGATGGTTCACGTTGTTATGCCGTAACTAATACTGGTATTACTGGAACTATTGAACCAACTTTTATTAGTGGTTCTGAATTAAACGGAACTGCTACTCTTCAATATATTAATCATAGCGATGGTAATGGTACTGGTGCAACTGCTGAAGCAACTGTTCTTGATGGACAGGTTATTGATATTGCATTAACACATCGTGGAACTGGTTATATTTCTCCCCCAACTGTCACCATTATTGGTGGCGGTGGCGGTGGAGCAGATGCTCATGGTGTAGTTACTATTGGTACAAATGGTGTTCAAAAATTAGAAAATGCTGTTCACTATGTTGTTACTGATGAGTATAACGTATACCAATGTTTAGATAATAATAATGGTGCATCATCAACAGTAAAACCAACAAGCACTACTGTGGAAGCAATTGAAACATCAGATGGTTATCTTTGGAAATTCTTATACGCTATTCCAATTGCTTTAAGAAATAAATTCTTTACTGATCAGTACATGCCAGTTGTCACTGCGTTACGTGATCAGTTTTACTCTGCTGGCACATTAAAGACTGTTCGTATTAATCAGGCTGGCTCTGGATATACTTCTGCAACTATTACAGTTCAGGGTGATGGTTATGCTACTGGTGAAGAAATTGTTTTAACAAACCATTCTGCAAATGCAGCTGGGTCTGGATATGTATTAGCAACTATTTCAATATCACCTCCTTTTGATGGTGTATCTACATGGTTGACTAATCAAACTGTTTTGGTTGGACAAAAATTATCATATCAAAATAACATCTATTCTGTTTCAGTTTCTGGCACGACAAATACTGTTGGACCAGTTCATCGTAATGGTAAAGTTGCGAATGGAACTTCAGTATTAGAATATATTGGCACAACAGCAACGGCAGAAGCAGTTATTGTTGACGGTGCGATAACTGATCTTATCGTTTACGGTATGATGAAAAATATTCAGGTTCTTTCTGGTGGTTCTGGATATACTTCTCCACCAACTGTTAATTTTAGTGGTGGTAATGGTACTGGCGCAGCAGCTGTTGCTGTTTTACAAAATGGTTCAGTTACTCGAATAATTATTACTGATCCAGGATATGATTACACTGATATGCCAGATGTAACATTGGGTACTTTGTGGACACAAAATACTGTGGTAAATATTGGCGATCAGATTTACTACTCTAATCGTTTATACACAGTTTCTGGAGCAGGTACTACTAGTACTACTCCACCAGCACATCTTTCTGGTTCTGCTGCAAATGGAACATCAACATTAGATTATGCTGGTGTAACAGCAACTGTTGAGGGTTCTATTAAATATGGTGCTGGTTATTCTGCTTACCCAACTATTACTGTTGCCAGTGAAACTGGTGAAGGTGCAGAGTTTTATTTTACTGGTCAGAAAACTGAAGCAACAATGCTTCCTATTATTGCGTCAGATACTCTGGGACAAGAATGGCAGGCAACAACTTCTTACGGAGTTGGTTTAAAAGTTTGGTATTCAAATAGACTATATACAGTTACTACTGCTGGAATTAGTGGTGTTGTTGAACCAACACATACAGCTGGTAGTCAAACCAATGGAACCGCAATATTTAAATTTGAGGGTTTATTTGGACAATTAATTGGTGTTCAGGTAGATGATCCAGGTATTGGATATACATACGCAAATTTAAACGTAACTGGTGACGGAGATGGCGCAGAAGTTACTGTTGATCTTTCTCCTGGAGACGTAAATACTCTACAGGCTAATATTGAATTATTGACAGTAGATGGAAGAATTATGAATTGCCCTATTATCTCTCAGGGGTATGGGTATGGTGCGGCAGTTATAACTATCACTGGTGATGGTACTGGAGCAACTGCAGAGGCAGTTATTAGTAATGGTGCAATTACAAAGATTAATATGACCAACTATGGTTCTGGATATCGTTGGGCAACTATTACAATTACTGGTTCAGGATTTGGTGCAAAGGCACGTGCAATTATTGGTCCATATGGTGGTTATGGTAAAGAAGCATTGAATGATTTATTTGGAAGAACTTTAATGTTCTACAGTAATATTTCCCAAGATAAGAATCAGGGATTCAACGTAAATAATGACTATCGACAACTTGGTATTATTAAAACACCACGTCAGTTTGGAAATACTTTTCCACTAACCTCAGTTCTTGCATCAGCATGCTGGGTTATTTCTGGTACTGCGAATACTACGTTGTTTCCAGTTGACTCAATAATTACACGCACTTCTGATTCTATTAGATTTAGAATTGTTACAAATAATGGAAATGCATTACTCGTGCAAGCATTAGATAATGGATTGTTAAAAGCTGGAGAAGTTTTCTCCAATGATAATGGTGACTTATTTGTTGCCTCCGCAGTAACACCTCCATCAGTAGATAAATACTCTGGAGACTTGTTGTTTATTGATAATAAAGCAGCATTTACTCCAACAGCTGATGAGACAGTTACTCTTAGAACTGTTCTAAAGTTCTAATAAATAATAAAAAGATTACCTTACAGGATAGAGTTCAATAATGTTAGATTTTAATACCGAACCGTATAATGATGACTTTGATGAGAATAATAAATTCTATAGAATTTTATTCCGTCCGAGTTATGCTGTTCAGGCTAGAGAACTTACTCAGCTTCAAACAATTCTTCAGAACCAAGTTAAGCGTCATGGTGACCATGTATTTAAACAGGGTGCCATGGTCATTCCAGGACAAATCTCTTTAGATACAAAATATAATTATGTAAAATTGGATCCATTTAACTCTGCTGGTGACGTAACAGAGACTTTCGTTAATAATTTAGAAGGAACTACTATTGTTGGTTCTTCTGGTGTTACTGCTCAGGTGTTAAAAGTTATAAATGCAGATCAAGCAGATCCAACTACAATTTATGTTCGTTATACAACTTCTGGTGATGACACCACAACAAGAACTTTCTCTGATGCTGAAGTATTAACAACTTCAGATTCTACTTACACTGTAACTGCTGCAGCAACTGATTCAGTTGGTGTTGGCTCCGCTGCAAATATTCAGCGTGGTGTCTACTATGTAAGTGGTTATTTTGTTCTTTGTGAAGAACAGTCTATTATCCTAGACAAATATAGCAATACCCCTTCTTATCGTGTTGGTCTTACTATTGTTGAGAGCAAACTTACTCCAGAAGATACTGGATATGAAATGCTTCTTGATAATGCACAGAACAGCTACAACTATGCTGCTCCAGGTGCTCATCGTTATTTTATTGATTTAATCCTTGCTAAAGTTGCTCCAGATTCAGAAGATGATGTAAACTTCATTGAACTTCTTTCTACATTTGAAGGACAGGTTAAACGTGAAGTTACAAAAACTGCCTACGCTGAAATTGAAAAAACATTGGCTCGTCGTACATATGATGAGTCTGGTAACTATACAGTTAAACCTTTTGCAATTGATGTTCGTGAACATCGTAATAATAATCGTGGTGAATGGGCAGAAAATACTGCTTACTTAATCGGTGATATTGTTTCAAATGGTGGAATTCTTTACGTAGCAAAAAATTCTTCAACATCAATAAACATTCCTCCAACACATACTAGCGGAACATCTTATGATGGTGCTTCTTCTACTGGTGTAAACTGGGAATATAACCAAAAGCCATTTTATAATCGTGGTATCTATCTACCAGAAGCTGGTGGTAATGATGCTAAACTTGCTATTGGTCTTGAGCCAGGCAAAGCATACGTACAGGGTTATGAGATTGAAAAGATTGCAACTGAATATGTTACCGTTGACAAAGCACGCGACTTCAATCAAACACATGATACGTATCTAACTACTCCACTTGGTAATTTTGTTTACGTAACAAATATTAACTCATTACCACCATTTGACTCTTCAAGTGGCATGCCATCTATTACTATCTACAACAGATTTACTTCTTCTGTTGGCGTAGCTCCAGCAAGTGCAACAGCAATTGGTACTGCACGTGTTCGTGGTATTGAATTTGATAGTGGAACTATTGGCTCTGCTGGAATTTACAAACTATACCTATTTGATGTTACCATAAATACTGGTTATGAATTTAGTCGAGATGCTAAATCTTTCTACTACAGCCGTAGTGATACAAACTTAAACTTTACTGCTGATGTAAACGCAATTACTACTGATTTAGTTGGTTCGGGTACAACATATTCATCTTATCCAGCAACTCGTGGTGCTTCAACTACCATCTATGGTGTTGGAACTGCTTTCTCTGGTGGAACTACTACTAGCCCAGCACTTAAAGTTGGTGACTATATTTACGTTGGTTCAACAGCAAATCGTCGCAGAGTTGTCACAATTACAAATAATCAACAGATTGTTGTTGATTCTTCAGTTACTGTTGATGGTGGAATTATTAGCCTTATTAAATCTAAGGTTCAAGAACCACAAAGCAATAAACTAATTTTCCCATTACCGAACTATGCTATCAAATCAGTTCGTGATGAGAACTCCACTAAACAAATTATTTACTATGGAATGCAGTATATCAGTGGTACAACTGGTACTGGTTCTGGTGGTTATTGCACGCTAACTATTAATACTACTGCTGGTGTATTTGCAGACTCTACTGAAAACGATAACTACATTGTTGTTTGGTATGACGCTGGTTCTGGTGGTGTAATTGTAAACCCAACATCTATTAGTGCTGGTGGTTCTTCATCTATATCCTTTACTCTTCCAGATACTTACGCTTCTACTAACTTTGTTGTAATGGCAACAATTAAGAAAGTCGGCTCTGATGGTGGTGAGAAAACAAAAACTCTTACAACGGTAACACAGAATTATACAACTCAAGCAGCTGCAACTAAAGCAATTCTATCTCTCGGTAAAGCAGACGTATTAAGAATTAAATCCATCTACATGGATACTGGTTCTTTCACTTCACCAACTGGTAGCTATGATATTAGTATCTACGATCGTTACGACTTCGATAATGGTCAACGTGATACTCACTACGATCTTGGTCGTTTGATTTTAAAACATTCATATTCTCCTCCATCTGCTCCAATATCAGTTGAGTTTGAATACTTCACACATTCATCTGGTGATTACTTTACAATCAATTCATACCCAGGAACTGTTAAATTAGTTGATATCCCTTCATACAATGGCGTATCACTACGTGACGTGTTAGATTTCCGTCCACGTATTGGTGATGCTGGTTCAACATTCTCTGGCTCTGGTTCTTCATTCTCAATGACACCAAAACGTGGTCAGGATATTACTGTTGATTATTCTTACTACCTATCTCGTAAAGATAAAATCGCTATCTCTTCTAGTGGTACATTCTTTGATATCAAAGGTGTTTCTGCACTAGTTCCTGGCGAACCAATTGATCCATCAGTTGGTATGGTTCTGTATAAATTAACTCTTGAGCCATATACATTCGGAACTTCAAACGCAAATATTGTTATTGATCAGGTTGATAACAAGCGTTACACAATGCGTGATATTGGTAAACTAGAAAAACGTATTGATAATCTAGAATACTATACATCTCTTTCTTTATTAGAGCAAGAAACAAAATCTCTTACTGTAACTGACTCAAATGGTTTAGATCGTTTCAAGAATGGTTTCATTGTTGATTCTTTCACTGGACATGATGTTGGTAACGTACTATCTCCAGATTACCTATGTTCTGTTGATATGCAAAATGGTGAACTGCGCCCATTCTATGTAATGGATAACGTAAACCTAGTTGAGAATCTATCAAACGATAATGATCGTAATACTGCTGGTTATAAAGTTTACGGTGACGTAATTACTCTTCCAGTTGTTGACCATGTTCCTTTGGTAACCCAACAATATGCTTCTCGTCTAGAGAACATTAATCCATTCGCTATCTTTACGTTCTTGGGTGATATTAAACTTAACCCATCTTCTGATGACTGGTTTGAAACTAAGTATGCACCAGAAATCATTCGTAACGTAGAAGGTAGTTTTAACACTATCGCTGCCCTTGCAACACAGGCTGGTATTCTTGGTACTATCTGGAACGCATGGCAGGTAAACTGGATTGGTCAACCAGTTCCAGTTGGTGGATCTTTAATTCAGTATACCACTGGTTCTAACTGGGCAAACCAAC